TGATATTAATACGATTGCTGGTAGCACAAACATAGCAAACATTGGAACCGTAGCTGGCGCAACGACAGACATAGGAACTGTAGCTGGCGTAGCAACAAACATACCGACTGTGGCTGGCGTAGCCGGTGATATCACAACTGTAGCTGGCCAGATAACAAATAATAATTTACAGACTGTGGCCGCAGACATTGCCAAAGTACAATCTGTGGCAGATGACCTTAATGAAACTACATCAGAAATAGACACAGTCGCTAATTCAATTACAAATGTAGATAATGTTGGCAACAACATTAGTGATGTGACCACAGTAGCCGGTCAGATTTCACCAACAAACAACATATCTACCGTAGCCGGTCAGGCAACTAATATAGGTCTTGTAGGCTCAAATATAAATCATGTGTCCACAGTAGCCGGTATCCAAAGCGATGTGACCACAGTAGCCGGTATTGCAAGTGATGTGACCACCGCTGTTACTAATGTAGCGCAGTTCAATGACACCTATCACGGCGCACTGTCTTCACCGCCCACCGGCTCAAATGTTACAACTGGTGATTTATTTTTTGACACAAGTGCTGGACAGCTAAAAGTTTTTGATGGTTCAAACTTTATCAACGCTGGTTCGTCAATCAACGGCACAGCACAGCGTGTACAGTATACAGCAACAGCCGGTCAGACTACATTTGCCGCTACATATGATGCTGGTTTTGTAGATGTGTACCTTAATGGTATCAAACTTATTGTAAGCACAGACTTCACAGCGACAAATGGCACCAGCATTGTACTGGCATCAGGTGCCGCCCTGAACGATACCGTAGATATTGTTGCGTATGGAACTTTCCAGTTAAACAACACTTCAATAGATGCTTTGACAGATGTGTCTTTAGGCACACCGGTTAACGGTCAAGTACTTACATTCAATTCAACCAGCGGTGACTTTGAGCCACAGACACCAGCACCGGCAGGGGCAACCACAGGTTTTGCCTTGGCGATGTCAATAGCCCTCGGATAGGAGCACACAAATGGCACAAGATTTTAGAAGACACACATCTGCCCCTACACAGGCAAACACGGCAACCACGGTTTTTACCGCTGATAGTAACGACTGTATTGTAACTATTAACTGTGCAAACGTAGTTAGTACTCAAATTTTAGTGGATGTCTACATAAGACTAAGCGGCACAAGCACCGATATGTATTTGATTAAAGATGGTCCTGTGCCAGTAGGGTCCGCTCTTTCAATAGATGGTAAATTTAATTTGGCTAGTGGAGACGAACTGCGAGTTGAAACAGACACAGCCAACGGTCTGAACCTTTTCGTCTCATTAGTAGATGAGATAAGCGCATAGGATTATAAGATGGCTTACATTGGAAATCCATTATCAGCAAATTTTGTTAGCATACCTCGACAAAGCATTACAGGTAATGGTGGTGCGTCCTACACTCTGACAAATTCAGTTACAAACGAAAACGAATTAGAAGTGTTTGTAAACAATGTCAGACAAGAACCCGGCGTAGCGTATACAGCTAGTGGAACTACTTTGACTATGACAGGTAATGTTCAAAGTACCGACAGCTTCTATGTTGTTTACCAAGGCCGTGCTTTGGCAACAGTAGAACCACCAGCTAATTCTGTAGGTTCTGCTGAGATTATTGATGATGCTGTAACATCTGACAAGTTAGCGCATGACCTAACTGTGCAGACCAGCCTAAGTGTGCCGACAATCAAAGATAGTAGTGGTTCAGTTACAGCCATGACTATTGATAGTGCTGGCAGAGTTTCAAGACCTGTTATTCCTTTTGCTTTTGTGGGTTTCCCCGGAACAGATAGTTATGTAGCAAAAACAGCTAATGCGATAGTTGATTTTTCTCACGCTTTTGTTAATGACGGTAATCATTATAACACCTCTACATATAAATTTACTTGCCCAGTAGCCGGTCTTTATCGAGTAGAAATTGCAACTTTGTCAGAGCTTGACAGTCAAACTGCCGCTTGGATTTTTCATAGAGAAACTAACGGCGTCTCAACTTCTGTTGGAAGAATTTATACGCGATATAGAGCACTTGCAGGAAGTATGACAATTAAATGTTCTGCAAATGATAAGCTGTATTTAACGCAAAACAATAATATTGATTATTATCAAACTACAAGTGTTCCTTACAACTGGGCAACGTATACGTTTATAGGATAGGAGCAAGCAATGGCATTATCAAAAATAAATTCTGCTTCTCTTGCTCAAGGGGCCACACCTAATACAGGCATCCGCAATCTCATAACTAACGGTGGGATGCAAATTTGGCAACGCGGAACCTCGATGGCTTCAACTGGGAATGGCTCTAACAATTACACTGCTGACAGGTTTTGGGTCAGTCATAACAACACAAGCAATGTGACTGTTAGCCGTCAGGCTGGAACTGGCGCAGGGATTGGTGTTCAGTATTGTGCAAGAGTGCAAAGAAATAGCGGAAGTTCAGCCGCAAACGGTATAAGATTTGGAACTAGCTTAGAAGCAACTGATGTTATTAGACTACGCGGTAAAACACTAACTCTTTCATTCTATGCAAGAGCGGGGACAAACTTCAGTGCCGCTTCAAATACACTGGGTTTATATTTGTATACGGGGACAGATGTTGACCCTAATCCAAATACATTTGCGTCTGGCTTATGGAATAACATTGCATCATTAGCCGAACCTAATTCAACATTAACCAACTCATGGCAGAGGTTTACATACACAACTAACGCAGTTTCCTCTACTGCAAACGCATTAATATTGCAGTTTAACTTCGTAGAAACAGGTACAGCGGGAGCGAATGATTACTTTGAAATCACTGGCATTCAGCTTGAAGAAGGCTCAGTAACAGACTTTGAGAATCGGTCTTATGCGGATGAGTTGGCTAGGTGTCAAAGATACTTTACAGCGTGGAATTATGGTAGTGTTTACTATGGCGGTGCGTATGGTGGTAGTAATGGTTTTGTATTTTTAGATTGCCCAGTAAGAATGAGGGCGTATCCTACAGTAACAATTTCTAGCTCCCGTGTATCAGGTGCAGATGTAGTTTCATACAATTCACTAGAACGCATTGGTGTTTATATGGCCGCTACTAATCCTTGGATTGGAACATCAACGGCAGATGCGGAGTTATAAATGAAGATTACATCAGCAAAATACGGAACGGCAGAGATAGAGCCAGAACGTGGTAACACAAGGATATTTGCTACTATTGATGGCGTAGAAATGCAAGTTCCTATTGACCCATCTAATCGCCACTATGCAGAAATAAAGCGTCAGGTAGACGCTGGCGAATTAACCATTGAGGATGCAGAGTAATGCCTTACATTGGTAGACAACCCTTACACGGTGATTTTAAAAAGCTAGACACAATTAATGTTGTTAATGGTCAAGCGGCATATACTATGAACCACGGCGGCGTTGCGTTTGCACCACCGAGTGCTAACGCTATGATAGTCAGTGTGAATGGCGTAATACAAGAAGCCGGTAGTGCTTATAGCATAAACCAATCAACAATTACCTTTTCGGAAAATCTAGTCACTGGTGATGTGATAGACTTTATTATTGTATTAGGTGACACCGGTTCTGCTGTTGTGCCATCAGACGGTAGTGTAACAACTGTGAAGCTGGGTGGAAGCAGTGTAACCAATGCCAAGATAGATACAATGGCGGCAAGCAAGTTAACAGGAGCATTACCGGCTATTGATGGGTCCGCTCTTACTGGACTTACAAGTGGCTTTGTTTTTCCAGCAGAACAGGCACTGAACGGTCAAACTAATGTTGATTTTACGGGAATACCTAGCGGTACAAACATCATTAAGTTTTCTATGTATAGAACAAGTGGTTCGACAACAGGCTATCCTGCAATCCAAATTGGTGATAGCGGCGGGATTGAGACATCTGGTTATTCATCCCAAGACCAGTTTGCGGGATTTGGTGGAGGAACTAATTATGGGGGTCATTCCAATACTGCTTCATCTTGGGGTGTAACTCAGTGGAGTAGTGCTTCTGTTGTTTTAACTTTTTGTGGTGAAATATTTAGAATGTATGGCAACGTATGGTTTTTGCAAGCGGCATTTCTAGAAAATGATGTTAGTCCAAATTATTTTAATAATTTACGAGGCATGAAAGAACTTTCTGGGGAACTTACACAAATAAGATTTACAAGAACTGCTGGTACTTATGATGATGCCAATAGCTATGTTCGTATAGGATATCAATAGGAGACTAGCATGGCACTTACACGCATTAAAAATCAGGGTCTGCCAACTTTAGATAGAGGCAAGCTACCAGCGGGTTCGGTGTTACAATGTGTGACAAAAAATTATCCAGATGATTTTATATTTACTCTTAGTAATGGTAGTTCATCAGACAATGGAAAGATGGAAGTTGCAACAGGTTTAAACTGTTCTATCACGCCGACCTCAACAAACAGTAAAATACTTTACCAAGCTACAGTTTATATAGGCAGTGACGCAATGTATGACTTGGGAATACATATAATTAAAAATGCTACGGCAACGACTGCGGCTACAACTTATACAGACACTTCTCCTTGCGGTGGTTCTTATCTTACTGATGCAGGAGGCAATGACATAAGAGGACAGACATCGGGTATTACACCTAAAGGCACGGGAGTTTTAAATATGTATCGTCAGGCTGGTGGCAGTGCTACCACCCCTACATATATGGTAGTTCCGACTAGTATGATTTTACTTGACCATCCCAATACAACCTCGCAAATCACTTATAATTTTGCAATGTCTTTCTATAATTGGGACACTCAAGCTCTTTATTTAAATAGATCACACTCAAACCAACAGCATAGTGGTGGTTTATATGACACTAATCCAGTAAGTGTTGTTACGTTAATGGAGATTGCAGGGTAATGGAAATGTCAAGCATGATGTTCTGGAACATTTTACTTACGCTGGTAATCGCGCCAGCGTTATGGACGTTCCGTCAATTAATGGGTGAGGTAAAACGCATAGATATTCTTCTGAACAGAACCAGAGAAGAGTATGCGACTAAGATAGAATTGCGTGAAGATATGCGACAAATTAACGAAGCTCTCCATCGGGTGGAAGATAAGTTAGACCGAGCACTAAGCAAAGGCTAAAAAAATTTTGCTGTCTTTTAGACATAGACAGACTGTGTTATAGTTATCTATGTCTATGACTAGAAAGGAATATAGTTAGATGTCTAGGGCAAGAGATTTAGCAGACATAATTAGTGGGGGGTTTGATGTACCTCTGGCTTCCCTTGATAATGTCCCAGCTTCAAATGACGCATCGGCTCTAACTACTGGGACTTTACCATCGGCTAGATTACCAGCGACCTTACCCGCACGGGATGGCTCTGCTTTAACTAATCTATCAGCCACTAATCTTACAGGCGTAATTCCGACTGCAAATTTTCCAGCATTTTTGCCAGCCGTGGATGGCTCTGCTTTAACTAATTTATCAGCCGCTAATCTTACAGGCTCTCTACCAGCCATCAGTGGTGCTAATCTAACAGGTATTAGTGCTGGTGCTACAATATATGATGGTATTGCTAACTTACCTACTACTGCCGATGAAGGTTCAAGTGCTTTTGTAAAAGCTAATAATTCTTTTTATGTTCGTGGAAACGGGCAATGGCAAACCACAACTTCTTTGGTAGGCACACAACCTGTTCAACAAGAGTTTCTTCCTGATAGTAATGTAGTCAGTAACGGCTCAGACCTTGGCAGAAGAGTTCACCTGAGTTCTGATGGACAAACCGCTGTGGCGGCGGCTAAATCAGATGACACTACTGTAAGCAATGGGGGTAGTGTTATTATTTATCAAAAAGGTTCTGATGGAAGTTTTGCATATCATCAGAGGGTGGAATCGAGTGATATACAAACAAGCGATAGTTTTGGTGGTAGTGTATATCTAAGCGATGATGGTCTTTATTTAGCTGTAGGTGCTAGAGGCGAAGACCAACTTCATAATAATTCTGGTGCTGTTTATATCTTTAATAGAGCAAGCACCACTGCAAACTTTGCACAACAGGCAAAACTAGTCACATCAGACGGTTCATTTTATGACTACTTTGGAACTTCTGTAGCTTTCAACGCAGACGCTACATATCTTGTTGCGGGTGCGGATGGTGAATATGGTAACCCTTATGTAGGCACATCGGCTGGTGCGGCTTATATCTTTACAAGGTCTGGTACAACATGGACAGAACAAGCAAAACTCACTACCAGCGACTTAGCTACTTATGATGTTGTTGGCACAAGCGTTCACATAGATGATGCGGCAAATTATGTTGCTATTGGCGCACCCGGAGAAGGTAGACAAAATAACTTTACAACATCTGGTCTTGGTGCGGTGTACATATTCAATCGGTCTGGAACTACTTGGACAGAGCAACAGAAACTTACCTCAACTAATGTAAGCCCTATAAATAATGGCGGTCAGCTAGGACACTCTGTGTATCTTGAGGCTGGAGCAAATTTTGTTGTGGCTGGCGCACAGACTGCTGACAAATCAGGAGTGTCTTCCACTGGCGCAGTGTATGTTTTCACAAGGTCTGGCACAACGTGGACACAAGCGGCACAACTAATCGGAACTCAAGAGACCGGTAACAGCGCAATGTTTGGCTCTGCTGTTGCAATAAACAAAAAGGGAACCGTAATGGCGGTTGGCGCAAAGTCCGATGACACTCAAAGTAGTGGCGGTGGGGCTGTTTACATTTTTGACAGATTAACATCTGCTCAAACTTGGACACAAAGAGCCAAGATGTATCATTTTAAATCAAGTGGAAATAGTCGTGGCAATGACCTTCTTGGAGAAACAATAGCTATAGATAATGCTGGTACAACATTATTTACTGGGGCCTATGGCAATGATGACCAAAGTCTGGCTGGCGGCTCTGTTTACTTTTTTACAAACACCTTTGCTACCACAACTGCTAACGGTTTGAGTAGACCACGCGGTTCTGTTATCGAAGAAGTATCAGGCATTTGTGATGGCAGGGTAGTCAGGTCTGAATCTGGTGTTTATACAATGCCAAATGTCACCGACATATTTTATCATCTAACTAGCTTTCAGACATTGACTGGTTCTGAAATTACTTACTTTGCTCCTGTTGGTGCAAAAAGAGTTAAATACCAATTGGAAGTAAAACTAAAGGCAAGTGGATATAGTGGTATTTCACATTACAAATTGTTTGTTGATGATGTTGAAGTGACAAAGTTTAGAACAACTCGAAACTATAGTTATAGCTCATCAAACCAAGGCAACTTATATGAAACCTTTACATGGGTATTCGATTGTGACGGGACAGCAGATGCGGCAACAGGCACATTTGATGGATGGGTTGGTGGCAAAACAATACGCATGGAAGCGCGAGAATATAATTCAAGCTATCAGATGCAAGCCCATAGTAATGTTTGGTGGGATGGAACTGGTGCTAGTGGTAATGAGATAGTTTGTGAACCCGTCTTAACAATAACGGCATATGCGTAGGTGACTTATGGCAAAGAAACCAAAACTCACCAGAACAAAGTCCGGGGTAGTGTACAGAGGTGAACGCTTTCCCGGCGTAAACAAACCTAAACGTGCGCCAGCATCCAGTAAAAAGAAGATGCGGGTCCTTGCAAAAGAGGGCGACAAACTGCGTGTGATTGAGTTTGGAGCAAAAGGTTACGGACACAACTACAGTGCCGGTGCTCGAGCCAACTTTAAAGCTAGACATAACTGTAAAACAGCTACGTCAAAATTAACCGCCCGGTACTGGGCATGTAAAAAATTATGGGCTGGTCCGGGTGGCAGTAAGAAGTCACCACCTAAAGGCTCAAGGAGAAAGTAATGTTCACCGCTTCTGTTTTCTTTTGCTGGATAGCTTTTGGGGGACATCAATGTCTGGTGGCACAGGATTTAGAAGGTCCGTATCTGAAAGAAGCAGAATGTAAGACAAGGTTAAAAGAAATGGAGTTTATCATTCACAAAAACATACCTATGTCCCGCGTCAAAGCAAAGCTATGTGAACAGATAGTAGAAGGAAATATCTGACAAATGAAACCACGGTCCAAGACAGAATATATAGTTATTCACTGTGCTGATACCTATGAGACTATGGACATCGGCGCAGATGACATACGCAAATGGCATGTCGAAGAGCGAGGCTGGTCAGACATCGGGTATCATAAAGTCATTCGCCGAGACGGTACAGTTGAAACAGGTCGAGACATAGACGTGTCTGGCGCACACGCCGCTGGTTATAACTCAGTGTCTATAGGTATATGTCTAGTAGGTGGTAGAGGCGAAAATGATGAGGCTGAAGATAACTTCACGCCACAACAATGGGAAAGTCTGGAAGAACTAGTAGACGAATTACAAGCTAGTTACCCAGATGCAGAGGTCCTTGGACATAGGGATTTACCAGATGTGCAGAAGCAATGTCCCGCATTTGATGTGCGTAGCTGGCTGTTCTCAATCAAACAATGAGGTGAAGTCATGATGATGAAAAAGAAAAAGAAGAAGAAAAAGGGCGGTTATGGCTACTAAGAACGTCAAAGCACCGGCTGGGTTTCATTGGATGAAGTCTGGCCAGTCCTTCAAACTTATGAAGAACCCGCCGGGTGGATATAAAAAACATCCGGGGTCTTCTTTGTCTGCGGCTTTTACCATTCAGAAGGTTCATAAGAATGGCAAGTAAAAAGAAAATGAAGCGGCCAAATAAAATATGCGCGGCTGGTATAGCTTGGGCAAAGCGTACCTTTGACCGTTATCCATCAGCGTATGCAAACATGGCCGCTTCTAAATATTGTAAAGACCCTAACTATGCCAAAGGCGCAAAAGGTAAAAAGTCCAAGCGCAAAAGGAAAAAGTGATGGGAGAGTTAAAGAAGTGGGTAAAACAGAATTGGGTGCGTATTGGAACTGATGGAAGTATCAAGGGGCCATGCGGCACATCAAAGAATAAAAAGAACCCAGACCGTTGTCTACCACTCGCGAAAGCTAGGAGCCTTACAAAGGCACAGAGAGCGGCAACAGCAAAAAAGAAGAAGGCTTCAGGCAAAAGAAAACAGTTTGTGCGAAACACTCCTGCCGCGAAGGTTTCGTCTAAAAAGGGAAGAAAGAAGAGAAAGGGCTAATGTTCAACCTTGGGAATAAAATATGGACCCGATTACAATTGCTACTGCCGCGTTCGCCGCAATTAAAACTGGCGTCAGTGTGGGAAAAGATTTGCAATCGCTTGCTGGTGATATCGGTAAGCTCTGGGGAGCTATTGACCAAATTAACGATGAACATAATTCAGAAAAATCAAAACGCCGTGGGTCTGTTGAAGAACAAGCTCTGCAAACTTTTATCGCTAAGAAAAAAGCTGAAGATATGGAAGATGCCCTTCGGCAAATAATATACGCCACAAGAGGCATCAATGGTTGGAATGAACTGGTTAGACTTAGAGCGCAAATAAGAAAAGAAAGATTAGAAGAAAAGCATCGAAAACAAAAAAGGGCAGAAGAGATAAAAGAGATTATCATGGCCGGTGTACTGGTCACAGTTTTTACTAGCCTCATCTGTTTCTTTGGATGGATTGTTTGGGAAGCTAGAAAAGTTAGAGGTTAACATGGATATTTGGAAAACCGCTAAAGAAGTTCTGGGTGTTGTGGCACCTACTATTGGCACCGCTTTAGGTGGGCCGATGGGTGGCGTAGCCGCACGGACTTTAGCTACGTCATTGCTAGGCAAGTCTGATGCGACTGAGCAAGAGATTATCTCTGCGGTGACGGGCGCATCCCCGGAACAGTTAGCCATGTTGAAGAATGCAGAGCTTGAATTTCAGACAGAAATGAAAAAGCTAGACATAGACCTCGCAAGAATAAACATGCAAGACCGAGACAGTGCTAGACGTAGACAGGCAGAGATGGGTGATCATGTTCCTTCTGTGTTAGCTATCATGACCCTTATATCTTTCTTTGGTTACATCGGTGCAGTTACATTCTGGCCCGGTGGTATTGACGCAGATATAGGCTTCATTAATATTGCAGTAGGTTGGCTTGGCGGGACAGCGTCAACAGTAGTGGCCTATTACTTTGGTTCAAGTGCAGACAACAGTCCGAAAAAGGGAAAAAAATAAATGGATATGACAGAGTATCAGGAAGATGCAATAGAGACAGCAATCTATCCAGACAATGCAAAGATACTGTACCCAACACTGGGTCTTGTTGGTGAAGCTGGCGAGGTAGCAGAAAAGGTCAAGAAAGTTATTAGAGATGAAGGCGGCGTATTCACAGAAGAAAAGAAAGTTGAGCTTGCAAAAGAGCTTGGTGACGTACTGTGGTATATCGCAAACATTGCGGCAGACATAGACATGGAACTTAACCTGATTGCCACTATGAACCTAGACAAGCTGGCATCGAGAGCGGAGCGCAATAAACTATCCGGGTCCGGGGATAATAGATAATGGCAAACTTTCAACAACTATCCACATATTTACGTTCACTAGGCCGCGCCGCACTACCAGAAGATATGCGCTCTGAGAAATATACAGAAGCTGATTTCAACGAAGGTATGATGCGTGTGCTGACAGACTTTGTCCAAACAAACTACGCTGGGAAAAAACCCGGCACATACGGTGTGGACTACCCTGCCCTAGAAAGATACTTCAAAGAAGGTAACGTAGTCACAGGCAAAGGCAGTAAGTTCTCAGACGTTGGTGCGTTGAAGACAGTGCTAGGTCAGTTTGATGTGAAGGTAAATCCAGACGGTTCATTCACTATCTTGGATAGCTACGACTTCAACCAACAAGATGAGTTTGGTAATCCGATGGGTAGACAAGCTACTATGGGTGATGTGTTTAGCCGGTTGAACCCTATGCAAGATTATAGAGGCGGCTTTACTGACCGCCTCTATGGTGCCGCTCGTATGTTTGGCGGCGTTGTTTTACCTGAAGGTGGTTCTAATGCAGTGCCAATTGAAATTAGTATACCTTCGCAAGCAATGCCGGTATCCACTCAGCCAGCAACTGTATCAGTAACAGGACCTCTCTCTCGACCATCTCAACCTTCTTTCGGA